CAAATTTCATAAGAGGGAAGATGGCCAGTCTTCCCATATTTAGTTAACTATCAAGTACCATCCTGTTAGCATAACGATAGGCATAATCAGTGCGAGCACCATGATGGCCCCAACGAATCCATCTTGATGCAAGACCCATATAACTGTCAATGGATCTTCCAGGGGTCTTCATTCCCCTCTCAATCATCTTCCAGTCACTCTCATTCAACATATAGTTGAGTTGAGTATCAAGTGAAGATGCACTACCACCAAGTTTGGCAGCATGATTTCCTAAACCATTATATCTTGAAGAGTCTGTCCACTGAATTAATCCATAACCACCTGATCTACAAGACTCATATTTAACTCTAGCCCCACCCTCACAGATATTAGGAACAAAATCTGATTCCTGTTTGATGTTACCCATGATGGTTGCTAGAGCATTCTTATCTTTGATTCCTTGTTTTTGCAAGTAATCTAAAGCATAAGTTTCTGTTTGATTGCACCCTTTACATTTCCAAACCTTTTCGACCTTTGTTTCTGTTGGTTTGGTGTCTACCTGTTTTTGAAAATCTTGAACTGATAATTCTAAACTTTCTTTTTCAGGAACTGGTGGATCACTCACTGGCAAGAGTAGTGGTGAGCTAAAAGCAGTTAAGACTGAAAGGAGTGTAATTGTTGAAAATAGCATTAATTTTAATAGAATTCTACATCCGTATAGAAGAGGGGTACACCACATCTCTCGAAGGGCATCTTCCACGGCTCTAGGTTGTCACGTCAAAATCTCATAATAAAAAAGCAATCTTATTAAGGATTGCTTAAACATTATATAAAATTATTTAGGATTTGTCAAGAATCATCTAAAATGGATTCCAAGTAATCTAAAGACAGTACTTCAATGTCATTTTTTTTAACAACCCAGTCTCTAATTTCATTGTATAATGCTTGAGCATCTTTAGATCTTCCTTCTGCACAAAGTATATGCATTCTGTCTATTGTACTATCAACTTCTTTTTTACAAAAATTTTGCATTTCAATTGAATTCATAATAATCTTTTCTGAAATATCTTCCAAGAATATTTGAATTATAATACTTTGGAGTATTTGTGTCAAGAGATTCAATCAAAACATTATTTAAAAATAACTGTTTAGTTTCTTCATAATTAGTTTTCCCTACTGTCTTATGAAGACTTACAATCTTTCGTTCAAACTTATCTTTTCCAAATATCTTTATATCTTCTTTGAGTTCTGGACAGCTTCCATAATAATTTTTCCAATCACTTTCCTTTTTACTTTTTCTTTTCTTTCCTTTATCCTTTGTAAAAGACCAAAAGTACTTTCTTCCAATATAACACCGAGTATTACAAGTGTTTCGTATATGATATACAAACCCATACCAATCTTGGATGTCATTTGTCTCAAAAGGTTCTTCATTATATAACCAAGGGTTTGAGTAAGTTGCCAAGAGGTCTCTAGAATACTTAAAGTATTTAGAGTTACAATTTATCCTTCAAACCCAACAGAGTGATTCTAATGTCCTTTGGTTATCTTGTCAATTATTATTTTTTCTTACCTTTCATATAATCCAAGTAATATTGTACATGTGGTGTATCTTTTTGATCTCCTGCCTTGATTGCTGCTGCTGCAGGACCACCTTTATTGCCAAGCATAGCATCAGCAGTAGCAGCAGAATACTCCCTCTTCATGCCCCCCTTCTGCCCTCTATGTGGAGGTAATCCAGCTTCTTTTGCTTGTGCTTCTAATCTTTTTCTCAATGTAGTACTGCCAGGTGGTTTTTCACCTTTCTTGTGAGTATATCTTGCTTGATTTAACATATCTCCTGAGTTTGCAACTCCTCCCAGTTTATCAATAGCTTTTTTACTAACTGTTTTCCATTCTTCTTCTACACCATATCTGCGATCAGATTTTCCTGTATTCATAGAATCTTTTGCTTTTTTAGTAGCAGTTGCATACATGACTTCCTTCCACTTATCTCCATATCTTTTTTTGAAGTCAGATGCAGACTTCTTCATTCCAGTAACAATTCTTTCCTTTTCTTTTGTTTCTGTAGAATCCAATGCCTCATTTACATGATCTGCTGCTTTATATGCAGGATTTCCTTTTTTATATTTTTGCCATGCTAAAGTATTTGCTTTTCTATCAGCAGCAGTAACTGTCATTCTAGAATCTTTTTTTTCTGCAGATTTACGCTTAGCATAATCCATATAAGACTCTTCTGTCTGAACCTCTTCAAAGTGCTTTCTAGCTGCTTTGACCATATCAGCATGTGCTTTGGTCTTCTTCATTCCCTCAATTGCTTTTTCATTATTCTTCTGACGCTTCTTCATGTCAGTCTCAAGATATGAATCGTCTTTTGCTTCATCTACAAGACCACCATCAATTTCATAGGAATCTGCCATTCCATGAATGTGCTTACCCTTAGATTTTTTATTTTCTCTTTCTGCAGATTTTCCTTCTGAATCAGCATACTTCTTAGCAACCTTAGGATCCATTCTGCTTGCTTTTTTATCAGCAATCTCTGCCCTTCTCAATGCTCTTTCTTCTGGATCTAATGCTTCATCAAATTGAAATTGATATACTTTTTGATATGCTTCTAGTAAATTCTTCATGAATCAAAACTTCTTTCAATTATTTATAAAAAAAGAGGGGCATGTGCCCCTCTCAATCTTATAACTTAAATCCAGTAAAACTATCGGTTTTCATATCTTGTTTAATTCCACCAACCAAATAACTTGAAATCTCAGTTTCTTGTGGAGCAACTTGTACTGATTTAGAATTAATCCAATGTTCAGTCCAAGGAAGTGGATTGTTCTTTGATGCAACATCATATTCGGGTTTTAATCCAACTGCTTTCATTCTACGATTTGCAATCCACTCAACATATTTTTGAAGAAGTTTATCATTAAGACCAATCATAGACCCATCTTTGAACAGATAATCTGCCCACTTCTTTTCTTCATTTACACAAGTTTTAAATGCTTGTCTTACCCATTCTTGTTCCTCCTTAGCAATCTTCTGCATCTCTGGATCATCTCCTTCATTCCATTTGTTGAGGATGTTTTGAGTGATGACAAGATGCTGATTTTCGTCTCTTGCGATAAGAGAGATAATTTTGGCAGATCCCTCCATGAGTTTAAGTTCCCCAAATGCAAAAGAACACGCAAACGAGACATAAAATCTAATCCCCTCTAAAATGTTTACATTAGCAACTGCACGATATAGTTTTCGTTTTAATTCAATTCTTGCATCAGTTCCATAAGGAACACCTTCATTTGCAAACTCCCAATCATTAGAAGTTCCATAAGAATGTGCAGAATTAATAAAGTCATCATAAGCACCAGTAACTGATGATGCTCTTTCTAATATCTTTTCATTATTTAGAATAGTATCAAAAACTTCTGATGGATCTGAATAAACATTCTTAATAATATAGGTATATGATCTAGAGTGTATCATTTCCATAAATTCCCATACTGTCATACAAGCTTCCAATTCTGGAAGTGAGCAGTAAGGTGTAAATGCCATTCCAGGTCCACGACCCTGAATAGAATCTAACATAATTTGATACTTCAAGTTAGAAGTAAAAATATGTTTCTGTTCTGGTCTTAATGTTTGATAATCTCCACGATCTTTTTGTAACGAGATTTCTTCTGGTCTCCAAAAGAAACCAAGTTGTTGTTGAGTTAACTTATCAAAAATTGGATACTTATAAGAATCGTATCTTTGAATTCCCAGAGGTTTTCCAAAAAACATTGGTTGCTTTTTGAAATCAACGTCATTAGTGTTAAAGACGGTTATTCCTTCAAGCATTTTTGGTGTTTGCGAGTGAACTCTAAATTTTGCAACTTTCACAATCTTCTTCTCCTGAACTTAAAATTTCATTTATCATGTCACTAATATTATTTACCTTTTCGTCTTTTGCATCATCAGTCTTTCCATCATAAGTGTTTTGATAATAAGAGGTCTTCCATCCCAATTTATATGTAGTCAGGAAATCATTTGCCATTACCGAAACTGGGACTTCATTGTCTGGATAATTCTCTGGGTTATAAGACCAATTCCCAGAAATTGCCTGATCAAAGAACTTTTGCATAACTGCAACAATATTGATATACCCAGTATTGGATTTCATATCCCAAAGCAATGTATAATTATTTTTCAAAGTTGCATATTGTGGAACAATCTGTTTGAGTGGTCCCTTTTTAGATTGCTTCACAGACAAATATCCACGAGGAGGTTCAATTCCATTAGTTGCATTTGAAACTACAGAACTGCTCTCAGATGGCATTTGTGCAGATAAAGTAGAGTGTCTTAATCCATATTGCATGATCAACTTACGAAGTTTTTCCCAATCATGTTGATATGGAATAGATGAAATTTCATCTACATCTTTTTTATAAGTATCTATAGGTAAAATTCCATCAGCGTATTTGGTATTTGCAAATAGAGAACAGGCACCTTTTTCTTGAGCAATCTTATTTGATGCCTTGAGAAGAAAATATTGAAAGGATTCTGAAAGTCCATGAACTGCATCACATGCTTCCTGAGAATCATATTTGAACCCCAGTTTGGCAAGATAGTGTGCCAAACCAATATAACCTACTCCAAGAGATCTACGTGCCTTTGTAGAACGTTCTGCAGCAACCACAGGATAATCTTGATAGTCTATCAGTTCTTCAAGACTTCTCACAGACAACTCACAGAGTTCTTCAAATTCTTCATCAGATTTTACTTTACCTACATTAACAGCAGAAAGAATGCAAAGTGCAATTTCTCCACTTTGGTCATCAATATGTTGAACTGGTTTTGTTGGAAGAGTAATTTCTTGACAAAGATTACTCATCTCAATCTTATCGATAAAAGAACTGTGAGTATTACAGTGATCTATATTCATAATATAGATTCTTCCTGTTTCTGCTCTTTCTTTGAGAAGATTGAGAATAAGTTCCTGTGCCTTAACGGTTTTCTTTGGAATAGCTGGATTTTTCTCAAATTCAAGGTAGAGACAGTCAAACTCAACTGTTCCGAAAGAATCATATAATCCAGGTACATCATGTGGGGAGAAAAGCGTGATCTCACCATCCTGAATAAATCTTTCATAAAATATTTTACTAATCTGAATTGAATAATCTAACTTACGAACACGATTGTCTTCTGTTCCTTTGTTGTTCTTGAGAACAATAATATCCTCTATTTCTTTGTGCCAGATTGGAAAGTGGACAGTAGCACTTCCACCACGAATCCCATTCTGTGTACAACACCTAACAGTTGCTTCAAACTTTTTGAGGAATGGGATAACACCTGTATGAGAAACTTCTCCCCCTCTGATCTTACTGTTGATTCCACGAATTCTGCCTGCATTAATACCGATTCCTGCACGTTGAGCAACATAACGCATAATAGCCAGGTCACTGCTACCGATGCTATCGAGGGTGTCATCAACATCAACAAGAACACAGCTAGCAAACTGTTTAAGGGGTGTTCTGACACCTGCCATGACTGGCGTTGGGATGTTGATTTTGTGCTTTGAGATTGCATCATAGTATTTCTTTATGTATGAAATTCTAGTCTCTTTAGGATACTGAGCAAAAATTGTTGCAGCAATCATCATGTACATAAATTGAGGAGGTTCATAAACTTGCCCAGAACTCCTATCCTGCACAAGATATTTATCAACCACTTGCCTTAGTCCAGCATAGGTAAACAAATAATCACGACCATGATTAATATAACTATCTAATTTATTAAGTTCATCTTCGCTATAATTAATCAATATACTTGGATCATAAACTCCCAAATTTACACAATTTTTAATGTGTTCTAAAAATAAGGGAGGGTCTTGAGATCTACCATACAAAGACTTTCTTATAGTAAATAAAAGAAGTCTTGCTGCTACAAATTGATAATTAGGATTATCAAGATCAATAAGATCAGAGGCAGACTTAATAAGAATTTCTTGAATCTCTGCTGTAGTAATACCACTATAAAATTGAATTCCAGATTGCATTTCTACCTGTGAAGCAGAAACACCAGAAAGATCCTTACAAGATTCTTCTACCATTAAATGTAGTTTATTTAAATCTAACTCTTCAATAGACCCATTTCTTTTAACTACTGTTGTTTCTTTACTCATACTCTTTTCCAACTAATAAGTTTTGTTTTTGCTTCTAAACCAGAATAAGTATTAGATTCTAACACGCAATTCACATCATGTCCAGACAATACCATATCATTAATATCCTTTTCTTTTAGATCTTGAGGCCAAATAACCACAGGAAAATGTGACCCAATAGCACTTTCTATTCTTTCTACTATTTGTTTGTTTCTCTTTTCATTATCATAAACCATAACAAAGTCTACATCATAATTAGATAGAAAAAACATTTTATCAAGGTCTGCTCCAACCATTGCAATAGCGTTTTCTACAAACATACTATCAAATGGTCCTTCCACAACATAGACTTTTTTATCCCAATCAATTCTATCTAATCCATAAATTTTAGGATTAGTTTCATCTAAAATAATAGTAATGTATTTTACTTTAGAGTTTTTATCCAGACTACGACCTTGAAATCCAAAAAAAATTCCTTTATTGATAAGTGGAATTATAATTCTAGATTCTTCATATTCAGTTGAATTAAATGTATGTTTTTGTTGATTGGTCCATTCTTTAAATTTTTCACAGTAATACAACTCACTAAGAAACTTTTTTGGAATTTTCCTACCTTCAACATATTTTCTTGCTGGATGTTCTATATTTAGTTCTGCTAAAGTTGGCAGGTCTATATTAACTTTTTCAAGTTTTTTGCAAAACTTTGGTTCCTGAAAATTGAAGTCTGGATTAGCAGTATTAGATCCTTTACCAGTTAAACCTTCTTTATATCTTTCCATTACATATTGATCATAAAGAGTAGTATCAAAGTCCTTTAAGAAGTGAGTGAAAGACTTTGATACTCCACAATTATGACATTTAAAGTTATGATCGTTTTTATATCTGTAAATATATCCTCTTGCTTTATTCTTATGCTTTTCTGAATCTCCACAATAAGGACATCTGAAGTTATACAATCCTGTCTTTTTTTGAGAAAACTTCTGCAACCTGGAAGAAACTAATCCAATATATTTGGAATCAATAAAACTCATTACAAAAGAAAGATTCTACTTTACTCTTTCTATAGTAGTAGACTCAATGTTTTCTGTCAACATACTTGGACCAAATGCATTGATAATTCCTACTAATGCAATAATTACGGCAAGAACACCACCAGCTTGCCATCTAAATTTATATAAACTGTCTATCTTTAATTCAATACCATTAACCTTTTTAGTAATTTCATCATCTACTTTTGCTTGCACATTTATTTTTTCTTCATGAATGGCAAGCATTTTACAAATATTTTGATTAGTTTCACTTAAGGTTTCTATTGCGGTATCAACTTTGTCCATGATTTGTTCATGTGACTTGAATTTTTCTTGTAGTACTGCTAGTTGTATCCTACTTTCTTGACCGAACATTGTTTTTTCCTTTTATAAGGTCTCTAAAGAAGTAAGGAATTTTTTTAAATTTTTTCAATCTCAAGTCTACAGGTGGTTCATCTGGAGGCAATCCTGCAAATCCACCTCCACCCACTGTCATGTTTTCTCTAATATTATTTATTATTTTGTTTAGTTTTAGATCTTTCATATTTAAAGTGATCCCAATATTTGTAGACAATTTTCGTCAATTGGAATTTCATTAACAAAAGATTTTGGAAAATCAGGAACTCTATTTAGAAAAACCAAAAAGGTCTTCATAGAAGACCACAATTCTTTTTCTATTTTAAAAAATAAAAGAGGTAAAGCAGCTTCATTGAAAATATTAAACACTATAATAAAGTGATTAATAAGGAGACTTGTTTTCAAATCTCCTGTTTTCACATATTTTCTTAGTAACTTTTTAATGTATTTGAATCTGTTTAGATCATCAAAAAAATCATCCTGTGTTACTGCTTGTGGATTGTCATAATATTTTATTGCAAATAAAATATAATTATCATCATTCAACTCATCAAATTTCATATGTTATCAAACTGTAGAATATCCCACAGTAACTGTATTAGAAGTTACAGGTGTTGCTCCACCAGAACCAGTGACAATAGCTCTGAAACTATATCCATCAGGTCTGGAAGATGTAATGTCTGTTGATGCAATTCCAAGAACTGGTCCAGCCACATTGCTGTAGATGGAGTTGTTTGTAAGTGCTGTAAATCCTGCTCCAATTGGATATGCAAAATACCATTGTGTTGAGAGTCCAACAAGTGGTGTGGATATTGCAAATACACTCAAGGTTGTTGCAGTTGTAGTTCCAATACCAGCAACAGCAGTTGGTTGAGTAGTAATTGTAATGTAATTGTCAGCTAGAACTGCATCATCATTAGCATCTCCAAATGTACCATAATCAGTATCTAAAGGAGGAAGATTGGTGCTAATTCCAGACAGGGCAACTAAAGTCTCAGATTTAACTCTAAGATTTCCATGCATATCTGTATAAGTATGAACACCTACCCATCCAGCATGTGCCACTGCATATTTAGAACCAGTTTCTCTTGCAGCAACTGTTTCATATACATCAACGCCCCTAATCTTATTATCTACACTAGTTGCTTGCAAATCATAGTTGCTATCTTGAATCACATACTTAGGTTGTTGTGAACAAGTATATGCTAGTCCAGCTACTGCAACACCACTTAGAAACTGAGTAGTAGCAATAGACACTGTAGTAGCATTAGTTACGGCAGTGATGACTGCTTCACCAACAGTATTGCCAGCACCAACATAAATTACTGATCCAACATATGCAGAAGAAAATGAAGTTCCTGATCCAGTAATAACTTTAGTAGCATAAACAAGACTAATCGTCCCTGGTGAGTAAATACTATCTGCCGTTCCCCAAAGAGCCATGTGTCTTACCCTGAATAAAATTTCTGTTCTTATGTTATTTATAAAAATGGGAGACCTCCATAAAGGTCTCCCCAAATAATTCTTTAATTTACTTACTATGGAGTAAGATCTTTACCACCCTTTGCTTTAAGTTGTCCTTGCACTTGTACAAGAATAAGTGAAAGAAGACCGTTTGCTTTGACTTTTGGGTTTGCTCCAAGTGCTTCCGAGACTGCAAAAAGTACAGTTGCGATAAGTGCTTGATTAGCAATACACCATGCGATGACTACTGACATAATAAACCTCAAGTATAGGATACTTTCTATTTATTTTTTAATATCCTTAAGAATTTTTTCAGCAGCTGCTGCAAGTTTATCTTCTTTACCCTTTACTGTCCTATTTGCTTCTGGTGGTTTTGATTTGGGTGTAGGAGTAGTTTTAACCTTACCAACACTCCCAGAAGATCTCATTCCAGTGAGAGCTGTTTCTCCTTTACTGTGAATAGTAGCAACTCTTTCATCTTCTTTTTTTGCCTTTCTTCTATCTGCATCAGTTATTGGATTCTTAGTTCTTTCTGATGCAGGTCTAAGTTTTGTTTTCTTAGGATCAAATACTCCTTCATAAAATGGAGTTCTGCCAGAAACATAAGAAACAACTGCTTCTGTAGTTGAGACTTTCATCCTTTGTGCTTGTTGGGCAATTTGAAAATCTGCTCTCTCTTTAGAAACTTTTGCCTTTGCTGCTTTTGCCTTTGCTGCAGCTAGTGGATCTGGTTTTTCTCTTTCTGCATCACCTTTAGGTGGCATACCATAGGTATCTTCTTCGTTAATATCAACTGACTCATAGATGTCAATAACTTCATCTAAACTAAACATAGAAAGATCATATCCTTCAGAAATAAGTTCATCAATCCATGCTTCTAATTCTTCTGTTACTGTTGGTTTAGTATTAATTTTGTTCTTGATTCCTGATTTCACATCAAGTTTTTCATTCTTAGAATTCTTACTATAAAGATCTCTTTCTTCTTTCTTCATAGAACCATAAGATTTTACATTATACTCCTTTCCATCAGGTCCAATATCAGCAACTGTATATCCAAGTTTTTCCTTGGGAACAGAAACCTTTATCATTGGTTTTTTCTTTGCTTCACCAACAAACTCTTCTTTCTTTATTTTTTTCTTAAAGGAACCTTTTACTTCACCCTCTTCGTATCCTTTCCCATCTCCATCATCATCCCACCATCTTTTTTCAGATGATTGATCTTCATCATCATCATCATCTTCTCCTTTCTTTTTGGTTTCTTTTTTTTCTTCTTTTTCTTTCTTTTCTTGAAGAGAAAGTTCTCTAATATCAGAGAAAGGGTCTGCCCAAATGTTGGTCATTTATCTTACTTAAGGTTTATTCTTATTTATACTGGAGAAACATCTTTAATCCAAGATTTAAACATTATACCTTCTTCAGTAACACAAATAAGATGATTTGCTCCAGATCTAATAATCTCTCCTCTAAGTCCTGTATTACAACTTTCTACAATATCACCAACATTAAAAAGATTTCCAAACACATAATTTTCCCTAAGACCCTTTGCATCTAAATCTGGTGCAATCTGCCAAGTTTCTTTTACTTCTAATGAACCACCAAGTTCACCAAATAATTGTTTAAGTAATTTTGGTTGTATTCCAGTTGGCATTGCTTTTTTGAATGTTTCAAAGTCTCCAGATGCTGCTGCTTTTCTTGCTGAGGAAGAATTTTCTTCTGCATCTGGATCCTTTGGTCCAGAAGAAACTACATTGATTGAACTAAATTGATATAATTCTCCATTGTATTTCTTAACAAGATTGTCAATTTCTGAACATCTTTCTGACCCACATACTATATTAATAGAAGTATATCCTTCTTCATTTAAGAAAGACAATACATCAAAGATAGTTTTAAATTCATCACTATCAATAATTCTTTCTGCATACTCAGGGAACATTGCTTTCATGAAATCAATCTTTACATCAGGAGGTAATGGATTCTTTTTACCATCCTGAGTTCTTGATGGGAAAATATAAAAGTTTCCACCAGATGCTGCTTGCTTCAAAGCATTTAAAAGATTTTTGTGTGCTTTGGTTGGAGGATTAAACTTACCAAAAGCAATAGTTACAACATCACCATTAAGTCCTTTTTGTTGTGATTGAGATCCTTTTGCTCTTGTCCCAGATGTTTGAGGTTTTTTGGATTTATTTGATGTGGATGATGACTTTACCCCAACTCTTTTTGGTGCTGGTTTTGCTTTTGTTAATTTCTTACCTTTTACATCATCTGGAGTTTGATCATTAGATGCTTCTTCTTCTTCTCTTTTTTTATTTTTGTTTTGTTGTATAAATTCTAATCTACCCTTTAAAGTTCTTGCTTTTTTTACACCTTCTCTGTCTATCCAAAAACCATGCCCGTCTCCAACTAACCCAAGTTTCTTTGCTTGCTGTGCTGCTTGGGAAGTTCTTGCTTCTGATATAAACTCTAGGAATCTTTTCATTTATTAATTTCTGAATATATCAAGTCCTGATTGTCTAGAATGTACTGCAATCCTATGCTTTTGGCATGTAAGTATTTATCCTTCTTATCTTTTGGATCTTTATATTGATCCATAAAAGAAGAATAAAACCTAGAAAAATTTTCTATGGTTTTTTTCTTCAATTGTTTAATTTTTACATGTTTTTTATATAATGGAATTAATTCTTTAAAAAATTCTTTCATTATGAATCTAATAGATTAAATAAACCTCTTTCTATATTTACCTCAACTCCACACTCTTCAGTAAACTTCTCAAGATCTTTTCTAGATGGATTTGCAATTCTTTCTCTTGCCATAGCATGATAATCATCAGACAAATCAAATCCAATATAGTCATGACCAAGAAGAGTAGCAGCAAGACCAGTTGTACCTGAACCACTATAAGGATCAAGAACCACCCCAGGAGTTTCCATTACTGCTTGGATGCAACGAAGTGGAAGCACAATAGGAAATGGTGCAGGATGAGGATTCTTCATCTCAGGACCAAACTTCCAAACACTAGCATAGTTAACAGACCTTCTAGGAAGTTTGGGACGCTTTGCTCCCTTACACAACCAATAGATTCTTTCATCAATCTGCGTGAATCTGTATCCAGAAATCTCAGGACCACTACCCCTGTTCCAGATAATTTCTTCTCTAATGTGCCACTTAGTTTTAGGTAACCATGCCCAAGGAGACGTAGCATTACCCTGAAGATATCTAACCTTATGATTGTAAAACAAGGAACCACCTTCTTTAGTTTTGTCAAAGAGAACATTCAAAAGTTCTACTTGTTGTTCTTGATAGACATCTTCTGGAAGTGAATCATCAAACTTATCATATTCAATTTTACGAAACAATCCACCCCCAATCTTCTGTTTGTTATATGGTGGTGAAGTTACAGTACAATCAATAGAGTTGTCATCAAGTTGCTTTGCTAACTCAAGACAGTCTCCAGTTCTCAGGTCAATCATAGTAATTAAAATGTCATTTGAATACCCATTTTTTCAGGCTTAACTCTCGTTTGATTAAGAGTCATTTCACCTGTAGAATCAGATCCAAAAGGACCAGCTCTACCTTTTCCAACTATTGATGCTCCAACAACTGCATCAGAAAACTTTGGTTTGCCATTTCCATTATTTTCAATTTTGTAACTAAAAGCAAATAACTGCTTTGTATTATAGTACAAGTTTGTAAATTCTACAAGAGATGAACTAATTGTTCTTGACTTTGACCAAAGTTCAATTTGTTTTTCTAATGCATTAGCATACATTGAAATAAGTTGTTCTGGAATAGGAGTTCCATTTCCAGGTTTTAATACAGTATCTTGTTCTGCTTTTTTACCTACTAATTCACTTAGTATTCCATTACCACGACCATTATCTCCATAAATGGCGACATAAGGACCAAGTTTTGCTGAATTACCATTTAAAACTTCCATCAAATCAAGGATTTTAGTAAGAGTTGCATCACGTCTTTTATTGATTAATGAAACAAATTTTCTATCTCCTGTAATATCTCCTGGTTTAAGAGTGTTTGTTTTGCCTGTTGGCATTTTTACTGTAACTTCAGTTCCATCTACTGAGAAATCGTATCCACTTTGACTTACACTATTGGGGACACCAACAGATGATGTTGAAGTAAAATTAGTTTTTTGACTAACTCTACTATCTTCAACTAAAGCAATTGGTCCAATTACTTCAGCAAAATACTTTTCAATTTCTTTAAGTGAATCGTTACTATCACCAGTAGGTGTTGATTGTAAAACTTTTTTAAGAGATGTGTATCCAGAAAAAGATCTACTTGATCCTGCATTATTAATTAAGTGTTTTAAGTATGGTGCATAATTAGGATCAACCATATTGAAGTAATTAATTTTTTCATCAATTGCAGATAACACAGCTCTTTTATAAGCTGTTACAGATGAATAATTTCCACCCAAACCCAACTCAGTTGGTTTTAAACTTGGTCCTTTAATGTTAAGCATTTATTTTCTTTATAATTATCTATAAAATAAAAAAGAGACCTGTGACGGTCTCCTTATTATAGCACCATTTGAGATTTATATCAATCATCTACCGTGATACCAACCCTTCCCAGCATCTTGTTGAGAACCACCAGTTTTTTCTGCTTCCTTTGCTCTACGCTTAGCCATTCCCATCTTTACTGCACGATCAAAACTTTTTCCATCTTTACCAAGATTTGGTCTCAGAGATGCTTGTTTCTTATCAACTTTTTGATATGGGAATGGTTTTTCACCTTCAGTAATGACTTCATCAACAATACTCTCTCTCCACTCTTCACCCATATTCACCATAATGCGTTCTGCTGCTTCTGGTGTATCAGCATATCCTTCATCAAGTAAGTGTGAGAGGATGATGTCGTAGAGGTCTGCTTGTTCTCTTCTCATACCAATTGTTAATGTATTACCTTTTCTTTTAATTGGAGATCTATTTGATGCTTCTTTTGCTTTTGCTACTTCTGGATTATGAGATTTTAGAGTATTTGTAATATTTTCAGATCTCTTTAACTTTTTGACTCCTCTTTCAATTGCAACTCTGGTTTCTGTTGAATCTGCACCTGAGTTTCTAGCAGCATTTTTTACATCTCTTTCCGATTCTCCCCTCAATTTGATTGCTTTACCAGTCATTCTAAGTTTTTTACCTAAATCTAGATTTTTATATCCTTCATCAAGTCTCTCAGGATTATACATATCAAAATATGATTCTTGTAAATTGCGTAATTCTTTACCAGTCATTTTTTTTTTGATTTTATAATTTTATTTATAAAATCTTATTTACAGTTTATTATTATCTATCGTCTTCTGAACGATTTTCTGAATAGAATACATCAAAGTTTCCTCTAGGATAACGTTTCATAAGTTTATCTACATTACCAGAAATTACTTCATCCAATGAAACCCCAAGTGCAATACAAGCCTGTGTAATATACCACATTACATCACCAAGTTCTATTACAAGATGTTCCTTATTATCTTGGTTCCAGGGTTTTCCCTGAAATAGCATTTTCTTAATTATTTCAAGAAACTCACCTGCTTCTGCATTCATTCCAACACCAGCAGTTAAAATCCTTTCAATGTTTGCTCCCTTTTGGTCTAGTTCAACCATTCTTTCTGTTAAAGATAGAAAGTCTTTGGATGCATCACTAGTGACTGCATCTACAAATTCTTGATACTTTTTAAAGTCAATTTTTTTAGTCATAGTTTTATTCAGTAATAATTATACAATGAAAGGTTCTAATTCTGATTGGGGTAGGATTTTTTGTTCTGAAAGTTGTAAATCATCTTCTAATTTTACACAAGAGACATTTACTGTTTCAGGATTAATATTTTTAATTTGACGATATGTTCTGTTTTCTCCAAGTTCAACTAACATTATAGCATCTTTTATACTTGCACAATCAGAAATCTTTTTACCATTTTTATCAAATACAGAATAATAATTCAAAACTTAAATCCCTCAAATGATTTTTTAGATTTGTGTTCTTCTTTATCATTATACTCTTCTTCTTTACCAGAGTCAAGAATATCATCCTGTGCTTTTTGCTCACAATCATAAAGTCTCATCTTTGCCCTATCAATACCAACAATGAACCTTTTGTTGATAGTGGGATCATTGTATCTATTCTTAAGTTGTTTCACCATAAGTTGTCCCAATTGCTCCAACTCTTCTGTACTAATAAGGGCAAACATAAGATCAGCAGTAGCAGGGAGACCAAAGGACTCACTAGTATCAGTAAGTTCAACATCAGAGTTGCCATAACCACTACGAGTAGTTTGGGTAGCAGAGACAATGGGAACATTAAATTCCACTGCCAATCCTCTAAGTTCCTCTGCAATTGCTTTAACATAAGAATAAGAATTGACAGAAAAGTTTGACTTATACCTCGATGACCCACAAATATTAAGGTAATCAACAAAAATAATATCAGGTCTAAATGACTTCTTAAGAGATAATTCATTTAACAAAGACTTGAAGTGTCCTACATGTGCAGAAGCAGTTGGATACTCTTTAATGATAAAAGTTCCTTGAGTTTTCTTAGCAATATTATTTACCTTAGTATCAAACATTTGCTTAGATAACTCAGTAATATCTTTGATATTTACATTCAAGAGGTTCGCATCAATTCTTTCAGCAATCCTGTCCTCAGCCATTTCAAGTGTAATGTAGAGAACATTTTTCCCTTGCAAGAGGATGGAGCTAGCCATGTGGCACATGAATAAACTTTTCCCGACACCTGTGCCAGCAAGAGCGATATTGAGAGTCTTGTTAGGCAGACCACCTTTTGTAATTTTGTTGAAGTATTCAAGATCAAATGGGATTTTGTTTTCTTTTTTGTGATAGGATTCATATCTTTGTTCATAGTCATTTAGATAATCATGTCCAATGTGATTGTCAAAACTTACTGAAAGTGCACTCTGTAAAATAGAAGGAATAGAATCCCTAGATTTTTTTTCATCTTGACCATCAGCAATCTTAATAGATTCCATAAGAGCAAGATAAATTGCACGATCTCTACACCACTTTTCTGTAGTATCAACCATCCAATTCATTTCTACTGGTGAATTATCAAGTTTTGAAATATAATCACAAATTGTACCATAAGTATCTTCACTAATATCAGTTCTTTTTTCTGTTTCAATTAATAAAACTTCCTTTGTTGCAAGATTATCATAAGCAAGAATAAAATTACAAATTTCCTCAAAAACTACTTTTTCGTGAAAATTCTCAAAGTATTCATTTTTAAGAAAAGGTAAAACTTTTCTACAATAATCATTATTAAAAAGTAGATTTCTAAGAATTGTAGTTTCTATTTTTTCCATCAATTACTCCTAAGGATTTTTTTTATGTTGAGGAACATCAAACACAAAAGTAATTCTTGAATCATCTCCTATATTCACTGCACTATGTGGTTTTTTATTATTAAACCAAAATAGTGTTCCAGGTTCAACTATAACAGATTCATGCTCCACTGTATACTTATACCTCCCCTGAATTGAAAGGTGATATCTATCTTTACTTAGATAGTAAGTTCCTTCATCTATGTGAAATCCAACTTCTTCTCCTACAGGTAAAGACAAAAAAGCACATCTACGATATTTTTTAAAATACTTATTTAAGATTTTAAAAATCTCAGTATGATTATCATATGCTGGAGTCTTAATGCACAATTCAGAATTAAATGCCAAATCTCCTGGAGTTTTTACTGCACCCATTATCAATTGAAGAACATCAACTGTTGTTTTATATTTTGCTGAGTCTACTTGTTCAGTTTTAGATAATGACTTTTGAGAACCCCAATCTTCAGAATGTTTTTGTAATTGTTCAATGACTTTAGAAACATCAATATGAGTTTGAATAATTCTAATATTATCCATAACTGAATTCTTTTTGTGCTGTTTCATCAAGTGCCTGCATTACTTCAGCATTAAAATATTTTTCTGGGTCTTTGAGAATTTCTTTGGCATAAAGTTTTTTACCACCAATCTCATAACGCCCTGCTACATTTTTCCAAAGTCCACCAAGTTCACCAAGCTCAAGAAGACCATAATACTTATCAAGGCCACGCTCATCATAAAATAAACGAATTTCAACATCTTTATTTTCTTTGCTTAATCTTGATTTATGTGTTTTTGCTTTAATGATATTACCAATAACTTCTGTTCCATCCTTTTCCTTCTTTTTACTAAGATAGATGATAGATGATGCAGCATATTTCAGACCACTGCCCCCACCCATATCCTTTGTAGGAACATAAGCACCAATCACATCATATGTGTGATTTGTAACTAACATTGGTATTTTTGCTTGACCCAACTTAAGAGTCAACATTCTAAAAGCACCCTTGATGAGTTGAGATTTAGTCATATCTCGAACTTCCTTATCATTTAAAGCATCATTAATCTCCTTACTAGTAGAAAGCATTCCCAAAGAATCTAATACAAATATACAAGGATTCCTTTCTTCTTCCTTTTTCTTCAAGTAGATATCAACTGCCTTGAGTGTTTTAGTGCGAAACTCTTCTACAGTAACTACATTGATAACCACCAGACGAGTTGTGTCAATTCCCCTGCTTTCCAAAAGGGATTTTGTGATTGCTGCTTCAGTATCAAAATACAAACAATATCCATCAGGATGACTATCAAGAAAATTCTTAACGACTGCCAAACTGAAGAAAGTTTTTCCTGTGCTGCTTTCACCTGCAATTGCAGTAATTTTGTTACCAGAAACCCCACCAAAGATAGAACCAGATACAAGAGCATTAAAAATGTATGAACCAGTATCCACATATGTTTCAGTCTCATCAATGTCTGCCGCAATAGAGGCATATTCCCCTCCTACTTCTTTTACAATATCTTTTAAAAAATCCATAATTATACAAAAAATGATGATAGGGTATTTGTTTTTTCAGTTTTCCATCCAATACATTGAAGAATAGTTTTTAGAGGTTCAAGAAAACTTTTATCAAATTGAAGTTCATAATCAATATATTTACTAAGATTTAATTCTTTGGGAAATTGTTGAATAAATGAAATTACATTTTCATGTAGTGGATTTGCTTTTTTCAAATAACAGAACTTAATTTTTTCCCCATTATTAATCATTGGGTATTTATTGTCCAGTTTATTATTTTTGATATAGTAATTATACAGCAAAACTCCTCTTATGTGAATAGGAGTACCCTTTCCATAGATAGCATTTACTGATTTATACTTATTAATATTATTAGCAGTTCTTGGGAATGAAATTTCTTCTGGAGGAAGATTATAAAACTTACTTCTACTAGTATTAATAAACTCAATCATATCCTCTTCTGTTTTAGTCATAATAATTTTGAATGCTTCTTTAATCATAGTCCTACATGGAGAAGGAGTAGAAGACTTAACTGCTTCAAGTCCCATAATTTTAAGTTTAGGTTCAGAATACCTAACACCTTCAGAGTCCCAAACATTAAGAATATATCTTTTCTTAGCTGTCCAAATTCCTCTTTCTGCAATATTCTCTCGCTTCATCTGCATCTTTTGGGCATAGGCATTTACATAGTCTGCCAATTCTTGGTAAGAACTTTCAATATAAGGTTCAAGTTCCATTTGACAGATCTTGTCAAGGAACCCCACAATTTTCTCAGCAGTTTTCTCTCTTCCCTGGTATACAGTTTCAACCAAAGGACCCATGTTAATGTAAATAGAATCAGTATCAGAAGCAATAACATAATCAACATCCTCAGTTTTAAGAAGTTTATTTAAATACTTATTTACTTTACATTCAATCCAACGAATTGAAACTTGACCAGACAGAGTTACTGCCTCTGCATTTTCTATACGAAAATATCTAAAATATTCATTACCAACTGCACCATAAGCAGAGTTGAGAGAAATCTTCTTTGCCATCTGAATATTATTACATCTTGCAATTTCTTTCATAAGTTCTACAGTAGGAGTTTTCTCATACTGCTGCTTTGCTTCAAGCATTTTCTGCTTATAGATGACACGATCCATATACATCTTTTCCATCAATTCTGGAAGAAATCCTCTGATGTCTTTTTTATACTGGGCACCATTTGAACATACAGTATAAGGATAATTTTCTGGGATTTTGATTGATTTATTCAATAACTTATCCACGGAAACACCGGGAAATTTTCCATCAACAAGTGTTTCTGGTGAGATATTGTACTGCATGATCAGATGTGGGTATAGGGAGTTTAAGTCAAAACTTACAACCCATTCATGCTTACCCACAATGGGATCCTTTACATAAGCACCTTCAAATCTTTGATCCTTCTTTGTATCCTTTTTAAAAGGAATCACAATGTTTTTAGATCTCAAATAGTTATAGATGATAGAGTCCCACATTCTAACTTGAAAAAAGACATCACTAAAATTACCTTTAGCATCAAATGCCATAGTAATTGCAAGTTCAATGAGGCGCATTTTATCCTCAAGTCTATCTACCAATTCTACGTCAACAATATTATACTCTACGAACTTTTGCCAATTTTTTGTATAAAACTCTTTAAATGTATCATACTCTGAGTGATCTAATTTCTTTTGACCAAGTTCTACTTCTGCAATATAATCCAATTTATAGGATTCTTGTGTTTTATATGTAAACTTTTTATATAATTCAAGATAATCAAGAATTGTAATACCAGCAATATCAACTTTTTTTTGCAGTCTCCCTGCAATTACCAATTCAGATTCAGTAACTATTCCCCAGGGAGAAAGTTTCTTTATTGTTTTTTCTCCAAATATTTTAGAAATTCTTCCACAAAGATATGGAACATCATAAAGATCACAGTTCCATCCAGTGATAACATCTGGAGGATTAGAATCCCAATAAAAAAGAAACTTATCAATTAAATCAGTTTCATTTTTACATAAGATATAATTAACGTTTTTTTGAGTATTACTAAAGGGTTTTACACCCCAAGTAATAATATTTTTTGTATTGTAATCTTGAATAGAAATTGTAAGCAATTCTTCTTCACAGTTTTGTACATCTGGAAATCCATTTTCAGATGCAACCTCAATATCAATTGTAATTAACTGAATCTTACTAATATCAAATTTTATTGATTCTTCTGGATAATTATCAGAAATATATTGATTAATATATCTTGTATTACCATACAAAATAAAATTTTCTATATTTTTATGTCTATCTATAAATTCCCTAGTTTCACGAATGGTTCCAGGTTTCAATTCACCTACATAATTGCCATCTAAAGTTTTAAAATTTGTTTTTTTATTTGTACTAACATAGAGTGTAGGATAAAAAGGTTCCCTATTCTTAAAATGATTTTTCCCATCAAATCCCCTAGTAAGAATTTCATTTCCTACTAAAACGACATTAGTATAAAACTTCATTTAATAGCCTTCAAATAAAGTTCAATAATATCTAGTTTGGGATCAACTATGGTAAAAATAGAATCTGAATGAATTTTAAATTCCCTCTGGTCAGTAAAGGAAGGCCATTTTTCAAAATATTGTTCACCATCAACATTTTGCTTTAAAATACATGAATTGACTAATTTACAATCTGGTTCCCCAACATCTGCCTCAGGAACTTCATGTACTTCTGTTACTAGAACAGCATCATTCTTCAGAATTAAGACTTTTAGATTTGTCATTTACATGCTCCAAATAAGATTCTTTTACTTCATCAAAGGGTTCTAAAATAGAAACTACCCAATCACAAGGAATTGGAATTTCTTTTTGTTTAGATAGAGGAACATATGGATAATAAGTTACACTACTAGCGTTTCCATTTTCACCTTCATTAACTCTAGTCACGAATGGATTGGTAAGGAGATATCCAATTACCTTTTCCCCAGACATCATTTCTTTTACATCGGCAATCACATCTTCATATGATTTAAGAACCAAAAGTTTAACTGACATAATTTATAATCCTAAGCAAATACAGTATAGCAATAAAAATGGGAGGTGTCAATCTGGGTTTTGCCAGATTACCTCCCTTATAGGCAACAATAGTTAATGGGTAGCCCCGCAATATTATTTAGAACCAGACTTTCTTTTTCTGATGCTCTGGAATAATGCGTGTGAGTTTAATCACAAGTAGTCCATCATCAAACTCAACTTTGGTGACTTCTACATCATCAGAAATCGTCCATACTCTGGTGAATGACCTTTTTGCAAGTCCCTGATGCAGATATTCACCATCTTCTGTGGAGTCTTTTTGCCCATCCACAAATAACTTATTGTTTTCTGTATAAACGGAGATTTCTTTTTTATTGAATCCTGCAAGAGCAATCTCAACTCTTGTGGCAGTATTACTTTCTTTAACTACATTATATGGTGGATAGTTTGACTCTGTTTGATGTAGAGAGTTAAACCGATGAATCCATTCATCCATACCAATAGAATATTTGTCAATATCATTGAGAAACTTCTCAATGTTTCCAGCATTATATTTTGCGAGTGTTGGGTACATAATCTTTCTCCTTTTTAAGCGAGTTTGTATTTTGTGGATCCCTAAGGCATCCATTAGTAATTATAACAGATCTAATAAAAAAGGGGATGTGGAATCCCCTACAGAATTATTCAGTTTCCTCTACTTTTTTCTTTTTAGATCCAATATTATATTTTGTCTCCAAAGTCCAATCATTTTTTTCTTTATATGAAAGAACTTTAATTTGATTGAGAGGTGCAACATCAGAAATTTTGCTCACATCTACAATGCTAATTAATTCCCAATCAGCAAGCAATTGAGCAATTCTATTTCTTCTTTGAATATCATTGATAGTAAGATTTGCATGTTTACCATCAAGAGCAAATAATTCTTTGAAGTGAACCAAGTAATATCTACCCTGCTTGTGAAGAATATGGCAGGACTGATAGATCTTCTTTTCTTTCCTAGATGCTACTCCAATTCTAGTAAGTGTCTCACGAACCTTTAAAAAATCATCAGGCTCACTAAGAATAACTTCTACCATTTGGTCCTGAGACCAATTCACTTCGGGTTCTTGGATGACACTCATTTTATTCCTCCAATTTCAAGTTTCTGTTTAATAAAATTAATTTGATCATGTGTCAGAATTTTCAAAGCTTGTTCTGCCTTTTCATTATTATATTTATAGTATAATTTGACTACATCGAGATCTTTAATTTTATCTCTACGAAGCCAAGGAGAAAATCTTTTTTTAGTTCTAAGAATATTTATAAAAAAATCATACTGCAATTTTTTGTCTAATGAGTTATTAATGTTCATCTCATTAACATACATCAAACAATCAATATGTCCAGAAAGACATTTGTTTATAATATAAGGTGCATAGTCAGTTTTAGATGATGGATCTTCATCTATGATATTATTCTTGGTTTGATTGATTGAATTCAACCAATCCTTTAGTTCGTATTTCATAATTTAATAACAAAAGTTCTTTTCGTTCATGCTGATCTTTCATATAATCCCCAACAGAACGCATGGTGTAAGTATGAGCAAATTCATATGGAGTCCATTGATTTTGAGTAAAACGATCTTTTACAAGTTGATCAGAATTATAACTAATCATCATATCAATATTTGTATTATTACAAATTTCAGCAAACTTATCATGATCGAATATTTTATGCATTTCTCCTTTTTTGCCATATAAATTATCCTTAATATCATAAGGAGGATCCATGTAAACAAAGGAACCAGTATAATCATCAGAAAGTAATTCTTCATAAGAAGTATTTGTAATTCTCCAATTTTGAATAATCTTAGAATATTCTGGGAGAAATCCAATTCCTCTTTCTGTAAAGTTATTATCAGATGCCTGTGCAGAAAAACTTGATGATTCAGTGAGTCCACTGAAAGAACATTTATTTAAAATATAAAAAGATATTGCCCTATCAAAATTAAAATCACAGTTAGTTGATTTTTTATGAGATAGATATTCTTTTGATTCAAGAAAAATAAATTTTGCTTTATCTGGAGTATTATATTTTAGTTTAATACGAAGGAGTTCTTCTGATAATTCAGAACCCCTAGTTTGAAGAATTTTCCAAAAATTAATTAAAGGTTCATATAGATCATTTACCCAAATAGATAAATAGGGATAAAGTTGAGTTATATCAAGAGCAACTGAACCTCCACCTAAAAATGGTTCGCGAAATTCAATATAATCTACAAAATCAGGAAAATATTGTTGCATCTTACTAATTGCTCTACTCTTGCCCCCTGGGTATCGAAGAGGTGTTTTCAAATTTCTCATCATGTAATATTTGCAAAAGAATGGTTTTAATTAAGTCAATGTCATTTTTAATTTCACTAAGTTCTTCATGTATATCTTGGTGATGAAATCTTAGTGGTCCTTGTATCAATTTACTAAATGTTTTCTTTTTCATTTAAATTTACACTCACACATAATTTCTGTTAATGCTGCTAGAAGATTGATTTCATGATCTGCTACAAATGCCGATTGGTATTGATATTTTGCCACAATAAGAACGCAAGCAGCAATACTGGGACCATCCAGATGTTCATATAGAGCATCATACACCATACGAAGAATACTACTGGCATCATTATCAAGATTGGCAACAATCCATTTACGAACTTCCGGAAAGTTCTTTTCTTTGAGATGTTTAATGAGATCATTTACTTTAATGTCAGAGAAAGTGGCAAGAATTGCGGAGTCTATTTTACCAGATACAGAATACCTTTGGCATTCATTTAAAACTCTCCTCCAATCAGGAAAGTGTTTGTTGATTAACTGAATAAGAACTTTATCATCTGCTTCAACTTTTTCTTGATCCAGGATCTTTTTGAGTCTCTCAAAGAACTTTGCTGCGATTTTTGGTCTGTCTTTGGACTTAATACCAAACTCAACAACTGCACATCTGGAGTGAAGGGGTTCAATGATTTTGTTTTTGTAATTACAGGTAAAGATGAATCTGCAGTTGCTATAAAATGCCTCAATATTTGCCCGTAAGAGGAGTTGTACATCGTTTCCTGTGTTATCACACTCATCAATGATGATAACTTTATGTTTGTCAGTTGCTTGAAGTGATACGGTCGAAGCAAAGTTCTTTGCCTGGTTTCGTACTGTGTCGAGAAATCTTCCCTCATCAGATCCATTAATGACATAAAAATCAACTCCTAATTCATTACATAGTGCTTTTGCTACTGTTGTCTTACCAACTCCAGGAGGTCCAGCAAGTAACAGGTTTGGTATTTGTCCTTGATTTACAAAATCCTGAAATGTTTTTTTAATACTTTCAGGAAGAATACAATCTTCAATTTTCTTTGGGGCGTATTTTTCTACCCACAAGAAATCATTTCTCATAATTTAAATCCACGAAGGTTTTCGTTCTGGCATACGAAGATAATTAGATGCAACCCAAGGTTTAGATGCAATGTACATCTTATAAGCAGTAAAGGTATCAATGCTTTCATCAAGTTTATATTCATCTGGCATTGCTCTTACAAAAGGAGTAGTTTCAAAATTAGCAGTAGGAAATAAATCCTTCGCCACTACTAGTGTACTTTGACATGAATGGACTTTACCATATCTAGAAGTATATTCCCAACACAACTCTAGTCCATGAATTATCAACCACCATGCATTGTTTATATGCTCTGAAGTCCATTGAGTACAAGGGTGATTGCGAAATGCTCCCTTGTCTGTCTTGTAGGGAGTTCCGTCTACTTTTGGCAGAGTTCCATATCCATGTCCCCATTTTTCTGATGCCACAATGGAGAGCATTTGACAGCACTCCAATGGCATTTTTACTATATGTTTGTCAGGAAGTACAACAGCACTTTCTTTAGGATGCTCAGATGTTACAAAGATGTTCATTCGAAAATAGAATCAGGTTCAAGTGCAATAAAATAGTTAAGATTATATTTCTCATTAGTAAATTTAGAAATACATTTTTTAGAAATTACAACATCATAAGATCCTGGAATAATTTTAATATTCTCAACCTTAAAATTAAAAGTAAATGTGGCATCAGTCTCACCAACAACAATTGAATACTCATTAGTAGTATCATTCTTCTTATCACGAACAACAAGACTAATTACTCCATTTGCACCAATAGCAGATAAATCTGGAAGTTGATATACTGCAGATGCTTTAATTAGATTATTAAGATGAGAATTATCTAACTGGAAACATACATCTTGACTTGGAAGGGAAATGCCTTTCTCTGGAGGAGATATAATTACTTCAGGATCAGCAAAGAAATATTTTACTTTTCTTTTACCTTCTCTAATAACAAGATAAGAGTCTTCTGCGAAATCAAGATCAGGATCTTGATGTAAACCAATACCATTTAGAAATTGGTTAAGATCATAGATTGCAAAATCTTTTGGAAAATTTTCTTCTACATCTGCTTCAGCAAGAATATTTTGCATTACTGAGATAGTACGAAGCTTAGTTCCTTGCTTCACCAAAATAGACTGATTAATAGAAGAAAAGTTTTTAAGAATGTTGAGAGTAGATTCAGAAAGTTTCATAGTTTTAAATTTTATTTTTTCTCAACAAGATTGAGATGATTAATTAATAAGATAGTATAATGCAACACCTTAAATAAGTCAGCACGAGGAGTTCCTTTAGTGTCATACCTATCAATGTATTTTGTAACATTACCTGCACAAAATCCTTCTCTTCTATTGTGCTTAATCTTATCCAAAGTTTGTTCAGTACCACCACCAGTTCTATCTACATAATGTTGATTATAAGTTCCTGCGATATATTCTTGCAGTTGTTTTAGAATTTTATCCTCACTATATTTCCAAAAATGATTTTTATTTGAATCATCTATTGGATCTTTTATTAGAGAAAGGACATTATAGTCTTCAATGTTAGTTTTTTCATCATCAGGACCAAACATAACAAAAATCATAGGTTACTTCTTAAGATGATAGCAGTAAATTCAATCAACGTCAAGCATAACACTAAATCCTTTTCTTTTCTCAAACTTAATTGTTTGATCAAATTTTTCTAAAAGGTCTTCTACTTTATGAGATATTACAAAAGTATTAGAATCTTTAACTACACATTTAATAATTTTTGTAAAATAATCAGTTCCTGCTTCATCTAAGGAACTGTCAAAAACTTCATCAAGAATTAATAAATTAGTATTAATTGAATTCTTTACTTTAGCAACTTCTCTCCAAGTAAACAGAAGAGCAAGATCTATTCTCATTTTTTCACCTTCAGAAAATGACGAATACGAAAAATCTTCATAAATTGGATTTAAAGCTTTCTCATTAAATTCTTCATCTAAAGTAAAGTTTACTGGGAAGTCTAAAATCTCCAGATATTTATTTAAATTGCTATTAATAACTGGTAAATATTTTTTAATAACTTTAGATTTTGCTCCATCATCTTTAAGAAGTAAACTAATAAATTCGTAGTTTTGCAACTCTTCTTTTTTAGTTGAAGTATTTTCTAAAATTAAATCTAAAGATTCTTTTAAAGACTTTAACTTTGCATGTTCAATATTTGCATCTTTATTTGAGGATGTAAGTGTTTGAATTTCTGATTCAAATTCTTCGATTTGATTTCTAAGTCCAGAAATTTTAACGTTGTTAAAATTAATTTCATTGTTTAAATTTGATACCTCTTTACTGAATGTTATAAAATTTTGTTGTTTTTGAGATTCAATTTCAATTGATTGGTGAAGATCTTTTTGAGCTTGTTGAATTTCCTTTGCTTTGTCTTCAATAACAGCAACTTTATTTAACCTAAATTCTTCTTCAATAGTTTGTGTGCAGGTAGGGCAAACCCTATTATCTTTAAAAAACTTATGATCTTCTATCAGATTAGATAATTTTTGCTCTATCTTGGCATTAAATTTTTCCAACTTAATTAATATAGAATCAGAATAAGCAAGTTCTTCTAAGGAATTTGTTTTGTCAAGAACCTTTACTTGAATATTTTGATTTTCTAATGCAAGTTGATCTACTTGTTCTACAATAGATATAATTTTTTCCTTTTTATTATCAACATCTTGAGTTCTTCTTTTATTAATTTTTTCT